CTTGAACTTGCGTTCGATTGTTTCCAAGAGTGTAACTCTTGCCTTAGTCTTACCCTCTATAGGCAGAATATCCCCAGTAGGGACAACTGAATAGAGATTGTAACCAGCCACTTTATGCATCTTGATAAGAGATGGTAGGTGGTCGGAAACAAGAGCCAGCGATCTCAGGTCGAGATCGGGGAGTTCGGTTATACCCAGATATTCTTGGGTTGGCCTAATTCCTGATGTTTCTTCAGAAGAGTAAAAATACTCTGAGAAGGAACGGTCATAGCTCATAAGGTAGCTGCCAGACTCGTTACCGAACAATGAGAGGTATTTTTCATACCGATCAGCGAAAGGTAACCCATCCGGGTTAAAACCGAGACCACCAAAGGTCTCCGGTATATCCCAAATGGCCTTGACAACTTTACGTTGTCTTGGACGTAGCAACCTAAGGCCACGCATTCCTAGAAGACGCAGACAATCAACAAAGGAGTCGTCAGAAAACTGACGCCACTTAAGTTGAGGGACTACCTGATTAGGGTAGATTATCTTCCCTGCGAATTCAGCTAAGTGACTAGAATTTAGAGACTTAGCTTCTGATATAGGGCACCCCAACACTTTGAGTGCCTCAATATAAGAAAGGAATAATCGATCATCAAGGATAACTACATCATCACCTAAAACGAAGAAGGCATCTTCATGCCTATAACCGTTAAGGTAGTATAGTAGCAATCCATGGGTTAGTGCGAATGCAGCAAAGGACGGGAACAGCCCTAAAGGCTGGCCCTTTCTCCACTGCACCACATTATCACCCATCAACCATGGTCCACGAGAGAGATCAACAAACAGATCAATCAAGCGATCAGGGTCCATGATGAAAGATCTCATCACATCAACCTGTAGGGAGAGCGGGAAATAATCCGTAGCTCCTGTAAGGTCGACACAATGAGCGGTTTTAGAGTCTTGAAGGTGTTTCTGTATTTTCGGTATACCCCTTGACTGATCGTGAGTGCAATCCCATTCAAAATTCCGAATGGTATCATACAGGCAATCACCTAAGGGTTCCAAGGCCATCTGGTAAACACGATTCGGGTTAGCAACCGCCCGAAGCTTGTAACCAGGTTCCTGGATTAAACCGATCTTACCAACGTGATCCTTGACAGGTGGGCGTGAGCCCACAAAAGTCTTTATACCACGTTGGAAACCAAGTACCTCCCTGAAAACAGGGGAGTACTTTGACTGCAAGACTTGACCTGTATAGGTCATGTCGAGAGTCACCCACTGGTGTTGCCAGTGAGAGGTTTCAGGATAAGTGCGACCATCAAAATGAGGGACGCGCTTAGAGGGAGATGGCCGGTACATCAAATATGGACGCGGCTTATGTAGACTAACCCTTTTACAGGTCTGTCGACATGCCTCTCTCACACCATCAACAATACCCCGTGGTACGGGTATTGGCTCTGCGTTGACACCATCCATAAACTTCTTCACCTGCTTCTCAGTAGGTGTTGGAGATATGTATGATGTGTAAACCCTGAATAGTTGAGACACCGCAAAGCGTTGCCTCTTCCCTCTTAGGGAATACCGAAATAAACCACTAGCACAAGACGGTAAATTGTCGCGTGTTTTGTGATAATACTTCCCAACAGGTGAAACACCCGCCTGAAACCGGATGAAATCGGTATAAACTTCCTTCAGACGAGATACTGCCCACTCAGGTCCGGAGCATTGGACCCACTTCGTCACCAACCCAATAAAGGGTTTAGACAGAGCAGGCGGTATATCAAGCGCAGTAGCATAGTTCAAGACGTTTCTTTTGGTATCAAACATGTTGCCTCCTTGTGAGGATTGACATTACCAGAAGGGTGACATCCCTGTCACGCTACAGAGTCACTGTTACAGCTCGTAAGGTTATATTATGCTTCGGGATTTCTGCAGGAAAGAGAGCGCGCGGCTGTGTTGATTCACAACTAGCTCGTCACCTCCAACTAACAGAGCAACCTTAGCACTATTTCACCTTTTGAGCTA